CTTTTTGATGATGACTACAATGCATCAAAAATATATTTATATAATTGCCGTTATTTAAATTTTTTTTTTCAATTTTTATTCTATTTGTGTAGCGAAGTTTTTCAATTTTTTTAATAAATAAAATTTTTATAGTGGACTATTTTATGCATAAAATTTATTAAAAATATAAATTTTTTTGTTTTAATTTGAGATATTTTTGTTTATATTTTAAATATTTATGTGTAATAATATCTGGTTTATCTTTAAGTATTTCCTCATTACTATGTAGCATTTCCCAATCTGATTCTATTATATCTGGGATGTATTCCAGTTGTTGGATATATTCATTTACGATCTTTATCCTATCTGGATATTTTTTCTCATAACCATTTTTTATTAATGTTTGATATAATTCTATAATTTCTTCATTTGAATATTTTTTTCTAAATTGTTTTTCATTTATATTTAAAAATACAAAAGGATCCATTCTAGAATTATAATTTTTAACTCCATCTTCTAACTTATTTATCATTTTAATTAAATGAATTTTGATTTCTTCTATATTTGATTGTGTCTGCATATTATTAGTAGGTAATTTACTTGGAACACTAGTAATATTAGGTTTTGCTGGAACACTAGCAGGTTTAGGTTTTCCCTTTAAAAAGTCAAAGAAACCACCTCCTTTTATATTTTTATATTTTATATTATTTAATTCACTATTATTACTCATTATTATATTATATGTATAAAAAAATTTATATTATTATTATTAATAATACCCCGTGAATACTATATAATAACTTGAGGCATAACTATAACATTCATATCCCTAATATTTTTTTGTGGGCAATGACGAGTTTCCAATCTGATTGTGTTAGAACATCTTTGAAATCTCTTTTAGCAATATCTATTGATTGTCTTGTTAGATGAGCAACCAATAAATCTTTATCATCAAAATCTCTTCCATATATTTTTCCTTCAGGATTTGATAATTTAATACAAACTTCTTTACCCACTTCTCCAACATCTACATCTTTCTTGTCATATTGGATTGATAATACAACACCCATATTAATAATACCTTGAGCAGTTACAGCAACAATTGGCATCATTTTATGAAGCGTACCATCTTTAATTTTAACACCCATGACAATAGGGTCAGCAGCAGCTCGTCCAACTCTAGAACCTTTGTTAAAAATAAATTTAGGAATAGCATTCATTGCAACTGGTCTAATTAAGAAACAATTTCTATCTTTGATTGCTTTCTCATAGAATTCTTTAATTTTATCTATTAGTGTATACAATACATCTGAATGAATAAAGTTGATACCAAATGATGCAACATCTGCTTCTTCTTCTTTTGTTGGTTCTTTACCAAAATATGCCATAATTTTATTTTCTTCAAATTCTTCTTCTGCAATTCTAGCTTGGATTTTATTATAAACTTTTTTACCAAGTTCACCAATGTATATATGACCCAATTTTACACCAGCATTCTTGAAAAGTTCATAACCTGCTTTCAATTCACCAAATGAACTAACCAATAGATAAACTCCTTTTGGTGAATATTCAAATTGTGAAAGTAAAGCTTTTGTTTCAGCTTCAGCTTTATCAGCTTCATCAACAGAATGTAAATGTGTACCAGCATAAATTGATTGTAGGTCACTAGCAATAATTCTCAAACCACATGATGCTTTAACTTGGCTTGTATAAGTCCATTGTGTTTTCTTTCCAAGTTGTGATAAATCACTAGGAACAAGTAAATTTCTAATTGTAATGATTTTGCTTCCTTCATTACAACCAACAGCGAATTTATCGCCAATATTTAATGTTCCATTTAAAAGGATTACATCAAGAACATAACCATGCTCTTTATCTTTTGGTGTTTCAAGAATCATACAATTAACTTTTTCAGAATATGTAATTTTCTTTTTCATCCATGTTTGAGTTAGGTAAATAAGCAAAGTGAATAAATCACCAAGACCAACACCAGTTTTAGCACTGATCGGAACAATAGAATAGGTTCGTTCTGGTTTTTTATTCTTGAAATAAAATTCAGCATCAATTCCTTCTTTACCTAAATCATACTTGATTTCATCCAGTTTTCCTTCTAACCAACCAACTGTTTCTTTGTTTTGTGATTTCAAAGCAGTTTTCAAGTCCCATACTTTAGTATCACTTGTCTTCCATCCATACAATGTGTCTAGTTTAGTGACAGCGACAACAAAAGGAACATTTTTCTCTTTCAACATTTTAATACATTCTTTTGTAATAACTTGTACTCCAGAATGAATATCAACTATTAATATAGCAACATTACAAATAGTTGAACCTACATCACGCAACCCAGAAAATTCAGCATGGCCAGGTGAATCAATTGTTAACAAGCCTGGAATATCTGGTTCTAATGAGAATTTGTTCTGAGTTTGTGATAAAAATTGTGACATAAAATCAATTGGTATAAATCTTGAACCAATTGATTGAGTAATACCACCAGCTTCTTGTGCTTGTAGTTTTTTACCAGTGATAGCATCAAGTAGTGATGTTTTACCAGCATCTACATTACCAAGCAAACACAAAACAGGAGCAACATGGTCTGACTTTGGAACAGCACTTGGACTAATTATTTCTTCTATAGGTTGCTGTTTAACTTCTGATGTAGTAGCATACACACGAGCCATCAACTTTGCTTGTTTTAGGCTTGGTTGTGGTTTCTTTTTAATAATTGGTTTTACTTCTACTTCTGCTACTGGTTCTGCTACTGGTTCTGCTACTGGTTCTGCTGCTAGTTCTGTTACAGGTTCTGCTACTTGTTCAGGTTCCACTATTTCCACTACAGGTTCAGGAACAACTTCATCCCAAGCTACTTCATCTTTATATCTCCTTGCTTTCTTAGAGATTTTTTGAGCAGGTTGGGGTTTAATTTCAGGCTCAGGAACTTTTATAAGATCAGGGGTAACTTCTTCATCCTTAAGTTCCTGTGCTTTCTTAGAGATTTTTTGAACGGGTTTCTTATCTTTGATAACACTCTTTGAGGCCATCATAATAATAATATTTAATAGTATTCTAGCTATTATTTTTTCAATTTTTTTTATAAATTTAATAAAATAACATAAATATAAATTTATATTATCTTGTAATAAATGTCTTGTGGTATTTTTATCGTTAATTATAAGGATGATGAAAGACGTAAAAAAATGACAATGCGAGTTAAATCAATTGGTTTAGATGCCTATTTTGTTGCCCCAGTTACAACAATGGATTTAAGAATATGTAATCAACCAATTTCTGAAATTGAGAAAAGAATTTGGTCTATAATTTTTCAGCATGTTGATTGTATGAAAGCATTTGTAGAAAATACAACATATGATTATTGTATTATTTGTGAAGATGATGTTATGTTTTCACGTAAACTAAAAGAAAATATATCTCATATTATTCCTCTTTATGAAAAAACAAAATTAGATATTTTATTATTAAGTTATTTATGTCCTTATGATTTACCTGAAGATAGTTATTTTCCATTAATTACAAAAAAAGAACAATGGAAAATACAAGGATATCCAGATGATTTATGGGGTGCTCATATGTATTTTATGTCTAGAAATCATGCTAAAACATTAGTAAAAAAATATACTGCTGAATATGCATTAATAGAAACACTAAAAGGCCATCCATTTTCTCCTGATTGGCAAATTACTAAATTTGGTAAAAGAGGATTAATTGTTCCTATGGTAGGACTGGAAGAAGGAGAAGTAAAAACTACTCACCAAGGACAAATTGATTTTCATAGAGCAGTATTTAATTTTCATTATCATAAAGATAAATTTATATAAAAAAATTAATTTATTAATTTAATTTATGAATTTAATAATAATGAAAAAAGTTATTATACTAGCTTTAATAGTAAGTATTATAATATTAATCTACTATAATTTATTTAATATAAATAAAAAAACTATTAGTGATTTAACAGATAAATGGTGTAATGAAGTTACTATAAATCATAATCCTACTACTATATCTAATTTATTTTGTAATGATGGAAATTTAGTAGGAACAGTATCACAAGTTAAAAGAAAAGGGAATGATATTAAATTGTATTTTGATTATTTTGCTAAATTACCAAATATTAGAATTTTAAAGAAAATATATAATATTTCTAAAGTAACTTCAAATGTATATATAAATACAGCTTTTATTACTTGGCAATGGGATGGATTAGATGAACCAATTATAGCACGTATGACATTTATTTTTAGAAATAAGTGTATTTTTCAATTACATTCATCAGCATTACCAGCAATTAATAATAGTCTATTAAAAATTAGTGGAAATTCATAAAAAATTGATAAAATAACATTATAATAATAAAATAATAATAGTAATATAATGGATAATAAAATAATAGTTGGAAATACTACTGGAATTATTGCTAATTCAATAATTACAAATGAAGTAATTGATTTTTTATATAAATCATTAGATTTATATTCATTACGATATGAAAAAATAGATAAATTAACATCTACTTTTCCATATATTACACCAAATTATAAAGGAGTACAATATTTTATTGTTTTTATGAAAATTTCTGGAAAATCATATTTTATAATGATCGAAAAAGCAAAATTAAAATTCCAAAAAAGTAAATTGGATTTGAAAAAAATAGATTTAATAGTTATAAAAGTTGTTAATGAATTATTAAAAACACCTATAATGAATGGTTCTATTTTTGATGGTAAATTATTAAATTCAGGACAAAGTTTAACAAATCCTTGGATATTTTTGATTCATGATTGTTTTTATTATAATAATGAATCATTTTTAAAATGTAATATGACAAAAAAGTTTGAATTAATGAAAGAAATGGAAATTATTAAAATAGATAATTGTTGTGATAATTTTAATTTCAAATTAAATATTTTATCAAAAACAAATGATAAAATAATAAATACTATAAAACCATATGCTTTAGATGGTAATATTTATTATCCAGAAATATCTGGTGTTACTGCATTGTTTAAAAATAATATTTCAAATCAATCAAAAAAGCAACCAATAAAAATTACTAATAATGATACTACAGTTGATGTAATAAAACCGAATTCATTAGATTTAATTACTAATTATGTAGAGTTTTTAAAAAATAGAACTTATTCATATGAAACAGAAGGAGAAACAAAAGAATTTTATTTGGTTAGAACACCAATCCCTGATGTTTATAATATATCTAGTCTACCAGATAAAGGTAAAACAGATATAGCATTAATACCAAATTTAAAAATTTCACAAATGTGTGATGAGGTAATTCCACTAACAGAACCAATAAAATTTAAATGTATCCATTCACAAAGATTTTCTAAATGGATACCAATTGAACTTGCATAATTATCCCATATATAAATATTTTTGTGCAACTGATTTTTTAATAGTACTTTTTTTAGTTTTTGCATGGTCTATTAGATAAACTATAACTGTTATATTATCTAATGAACCTCTTTTATAAGCATATTGAGCTAGTTCTTTAGCATAATCAGCTTTAGGATTTATTGTCATGGTTTTTAAAACATAATCAACAGCTTCTTGATTAGACAAAACATCCCAAACACCATCACAAGCAAATATAATAAACTTATCATCAGGACTTATTTTATATCTATATATTTCTGGTAGATGGGTAACATATGGCTTACAAACTAAATCACCAAATGCTCTAGATAATGATAAATCTTTAATTCTCCAATCAGAACCATCAAATTCAATTTCACCACCCATTTTTTCAATTCTCTTTTTTTCATCAGGATGATTTGGTTTATGATCAACAGATAATTGTTCAGCTTTATTACCACCACCACACATAACACTACGAGAATCACCTGTATTTATAATCCATAATCTATCTCTATCATATGTATCACGATAATGTATTCCAATACAAGCAGTAGAACCACAATGTTGGACTTGTTTATAATTATTTGTTTCCATTTTAGTTTGAATTAAATGACAAACTTTAGAAAAATATTTTTGAGCAACTTTTTTATCAGTATATATAGGTTTATCAAATTTATTTACAAAAAATTGTGATAAATTTTCTTTCAAATATTTACTTACAGAACTACCTCCATGACCGTCAAAAACTCCAAAGAAATTAATTTTGTTTAAATTTTTATTAGAATTATCTAAATTTAAAATACTAATATCTTGATCTTCGTTTGAATCTCTTTTTCCTTGCATAGAATATGAATAAACTTTTTTAATCATTATTAGAAATATAGATTAAAAAAAATTTGAATGGCGAAAAAATATTAATTGAAAAATAAAGTTATGGATTGTATGTGTACATCTGTATTTAAATCACCTGTTATAGTTATTTTTAATAATACATCAGTATCACTTGTATATTCAGATAATCCAAAATCACTAGTATAATATTTATGATATTGCCCTATTGTTAGTGGTGGAAAGTTTGTTGTAGTAGCACATAAATGAGCACAGCCTGATATAGCATCATATATTTTTACAGAATCAATATAATGACCATCTGTTTTTGTTATCATTGTAAGTGATATATTTGATAGTGTAACATTAGCAGGTAATAAAAATACAGTTAATATTGCTTCAGTATCAAGTATTGAATATCCATCTTGCATTTTTTTAGCAGAATCAGATATAAATCCAATTGTATTTGTGTATTTATAATCTCTTCCACCAGCTGAATTTGAATAATATTTTACATTATTTGATGGATCTAATACTAACATTTTATTTGATTTTTCTTTATTTATACCTTTCAAAGTTAAATTATAACTTTCTATAGTACCTGTCCCATCAGAACCAACTAATAAAGTATTATTTGAAAATGTTAAATTTTCTGAGCATATAGCACTATCTTCACCAGTAGCAATTAAAATATTTTGTGAATTTGTAACACCAGAAATTTTTATAGAATCGCCCTTATCACCTTTATCACCTTGTTCTCCTTTATCACCTTGTTCTCCTTTATCGCCTTGTTCTCCTTTATTACCTTTATCACCTTGTTCTCCTTTATCACCTTTATCACCTTTATCACCTTGTTCTCCTTTATCGCCTTGTTCTCCTTTATCGCCTTGTTCTCCTTTATCGCCTTGATCGCCTTTATCACCTTGTTCACCTTTATCGCCCTTATCACCTTGTTCTCCTTTATCGCCTTGTTCACCTTTATCGCCTTTATCGCCTTTATCGCCTTGTATACTTTAAGAT